CGTCTGTGGTTCTGCTTTTGCTTCGGTTTCTGTTGAAGCATTTGTGTTTGTTTCACTCATAGTAAAAATTCCTTTCATTAAAAAATTTGCAATATAAAAAAGCGTCCTGCACCATAAAAGTGCAGGTACGCTTATTGCCTGTGTTATATATGCGTTTAAATTCGTTTATAAGCCGTTTAAGAGCGTTTATAAATTGTTAGACTGATAATTTTACATCTAATAATTAAATGCGATTTAGGGCATTTATGAGGGAGTTTTAATATTCAACACCATTAAGAATAATATTTGCTGTAGTCGCATTCATTCTGTCAGGATCATATTCTCCGTCTAATTCAAGTTCGTTAAATTCTTCTTGCGTATAAGGTTCTGCTTTTTCAAGATAGCGTTTATATATTTCAATCTTTTCAGGTGGTAATTGGGAACTGTAAGTATTTAACTCCATAATTTTCAACCTCCTTTAAAATATTAAGAGAAAATTGTTTGATTATATTTTTTAAAGCTACAGTTTCTTCTGGATTCAAATCACTAATAAATGTCTTGCTCTTAAGAATTTCATTGTAAGTATTTCCTTTGAATATTGGAATTTCTTTTTCAGAAGATAAATGATCAAAAAAACCTATTATATCACACTTATCAGACTTCTTTAAAATGTAAATAGAGCCTTTACTTCCAACAACTGTAAGCATTCTCATATTGTTTCTTCTTATAAAACCTTCAATATCGGATATACTAAAGGTCTCATCACTACCATGATTATGTATTCCAATATAAGGTTCGCTCGGATTATCAATTCCGACACGACCTACATTATGCTCTGTTCTTGTTTTACCAATTTGCTTCATATCCATATCATATACAGCTGACATTTCTACGCCAAGTTTCTCTGTCTTAGCTTTTTGTAACAACTGTTTATGTGCTTCTTGAAGTAAATAATTTTGTTCATCTGTAAAACCATCAACTTTTACAAGTGGAACAGAATTTATAGCTTTATCGGTAATTGTATAATAATTACTGTTACTATCATTTATTATACCACTTTCCTGCTCCTTTGCAATACCAATTACAGTACGATAATCTTTCAAAAGCTCTTTATAACGCTCTGATTTTGCAGATTTCATCTTAACAAAAGCAGCAAATGTTTTTGGTGCGTCATTTGGCAAAGCAGTCTTGATTTTCTCATACTGCTTGCGACTCTCGTTCCGCTTCCGCTTTACTGCTTGTTCTTGAGCATACGCTTTGCGTTCCTTGTCCGACCGCATATCTTCAAATGGCTGCATACTTTTTCGGGAAAATTCCTCCATTTCAGCAGCAGTATAAGCTCCTGCCGGCAATACTGACAGACGGTGACGGCAGTTTGGATGTATAGTACTATAACCGCTTATCAAAGCTGTATCATAAAGATAGGGGAAATGCAATGCTTGACCTTTAGAACCTTTGTATTTGCCATTGGCAGCTTCTTTCGTGAGAGCATATACACGACCTTGATACATTGAGCAGACCCCGCAAGTAGGACTGTGTTCCGTAAATCTTACAAGGTCATAGCCCCAATCTTGTCCTTGTATGACTTTAGCTTTATTTTGAGTTTCTGCAGTAGTTGAGCGAGCAACAGTTTCGGCATATTTTTCAATCGGCATTTTCGTACCGTTGGCATATTCTACTGCTATCAGATTTTGCTGTTTAAGTTTATCCTGAAGATTCTTCTGCATTTCTCTGATTGTCTGACCTGTTGTGAGCTTTTCTGCTGTCGCTTCAACGCCTGCCTCTCTGACTGCGTCCTGAACTCTGCGACCAACAATGTTAATTGCCTTGTTTAAGTCGATATTAGCGTTTTGAGTAATAAGTTCAATCTGACTTATGTTAAGTTCGCTGAACATATTAAACAATCTTGGTGCGGTATTGTCTTTTAGTAAGTCATCAATTAAGTTTTGCAAGCCTGTTTTGTAGTTTTCTTTGATGAGCTGTTCAACAAGTGCTTTTGAAGATTTTTTCAGCTTTTTAAGCTCCTTTTGAATCTGCCTTAAAAGCGACCTTTCATAAGCTGCTGCCGAGCCATAAGCCTGTTTACGCTTGATTATCTCAACGAGTTTTTTCTGTGCTTTCTGATATGTTTCAATCAATTTTTTCTGTGTACTCATCAGATACCCTCAATAGGTTCAAGGGCAGTTTCTTCTAAACCAACGCTTGAATCAATATCATCAGAGCGTATCATAGCAAGCTCCGCATCTGTATCAGCAGCCGACATATCATCAAGCCTTTGTATTGCTGTATATTGCGATAATGTAGCTTTTCCACCTGTACGAACTGACATAATTTCAGCGTCCTCTGCTGGGTCGGCAGGTAAGCCGTCATGCCACGTAATAGTGATTTCTTCGGGGACAATTTCCACTCCGAGGATTCCAGCACTTGCTGATATAAGCTTTTTGAGTATCGGGTCAAAGCGGTTTGCGATTCTCCGAGCCTTGGCAAGCGGTGACATCATCAATCGTCTTAAAGCCGAACCGCTTGGAACATCACCAGCCTTATTCGTCAAATCACCAAACACAGCAGAACCCATTTCTGAAATTGTATAAAGCTGATTTGTGAGAAGCTCAATCTGCTTGAAATTTGCGTCCATACTTGCGTCCCAGACAAGATATTCTGGCTTTACTGTATCACTATCACAAGGGAAATAATCTCCAACCTTTAAACGCCAGTTGCCTGTTACTTCGTCCATTTCAAGTGCTGATTGCGGACCCGTCATACTTGGACTTGCAAATTTATCAAGTACCTTGCTTATTTGCGATACTCTGACAATGATTTCAGCAACAATACTGTCAATCGGTTCATAATCATCATGACCATATATATTGTCACTTGTAAGCAGATTTGATATACGATAAACAGGGCAGGTATGCATTGAGGTTTCAAGGCTAAGTTCCTGCTTTTGAGTAATTTCTCTGCCAATTTTAAAGCTGCCTGGTTTGCCATTAAGCTCATAATTATGAGCTTCGCACTTTTCGGGCTCATCTGGTTTATGTATCTGTACCTTTAGCCCATATTGCTTTTTTGCTGTATCAATAAGATATACCCAAGCAAATATATGATATTGAAACTGCCTTATATTATCTTGATTGACAACAGGAAACCACATTGCAGGACTTACCACATCAATGCTTGGCAAACCTTTATCGTTGCATGATAAAAGCATAATAGCATCGCCATAGCGTGATACATCAATGCAACTAATATATGCACAGCCGAATAAATCTGTATCAAGCAGTATTTTGTCAATAACTTTTTGCTTGTTATCATCGGCAACAGTAACCTTTGGCGGTTCGCCGAATACAAGGTCAGCGGTTTTCACACTCAGCAGTCTTTGATAGTTAAACACAGTTCCATATGATACAACTCTGTCGAAATTGCCGACTACTCTTTCAATTCTGCGAAACTGCTCCTTGTAGACTTCTGCGTGGTTGTTTTCAAACAATTTTCTGTGGTCAAGATATGTTTCCAGTCTATATCTTTCACTGTCTGGCGGAAACGCCTTGCCACGCTCTAAAAATGATAAATCTGTAAGCATATTACCTCCTGAGTTTTACAATGCCTGGCAAGCCGTGCTTTGCAAGTACGGTCGAACAAAAATAGCGTATATCGTCCATTGCATGGTCATGTTCCTTCAAAGGTTTGTCTTCGCCTGTTTTTTGTGAGTGCTGAGTATCCCAGACATAGCTTGCAAACTCCGCAAATGTATTTGTACAGCAGTCATTAAACATAATCAAGCCTTGTTGTATGCAAGTGGCGGTTAATCGTATGCCATCAAGTACAGCATTATTGGCTTTATGGACAGTATACCTGCCATGCTTGCGGATAACAGTGATAAAGCTTGCCGCCGACGGGTCAACGATTATAGCCGTTATTGGCAGTCTGTCAATTAGCTTAACTACCTCGCTGTAATATTCCTCATCTGTTTTCTGTGCCTTTTTATTTCTTCCGTCATAATAATACTCTCTTATGCGATACCATACACCGCCACACATTCCCCATAATCCTGCCGAAAACGGGTTCAATGTACCGTAGTCTATGCTGACATAATATTGAGAGTAGTGTCGCTCATCAGTCGGAGCAACGCATTTTTCTTTGCTGAACATTGGATAAATCAAGCCGTCAGCAGATACCCAGCGACCGAGTATATAGCGTTCAAAAAAGTTGCCTGTATACAAGCTGTAATATCGGCTTTTGACTTCTTCGGAAAGAGTCAAGTTATCGTCCATAGTAAAATGCAGATACAAGGCTTTTTTCTCATCTGCTTTTTGAATCCATTCTTGGTAGAACCAGTGATACGGATTGTCAGGGTTGCAGTTGAACCAAAAGCGTGAGCCTGTTACGGAACAACGACCTAAAGCCTGTTCGACAAAGGAACGAGGCATAAGGGCAACCTCATCAAGCATAACGCCTGCAAGCGTAATACCCTGAATCAAGTCCTGACTTGATTCGTCCTTACCACCAAAAAGATAAAAATAATTATAGCGTTCACCTTTCTGAATAACAATAAGGTTTTCCGAGCGTTTGTCCTGAATTACATATCGCTTTCGTATCATATCCAAAAGTGGTTTTATGACATTTCTGCGGCACGAACCAACTGTTTTACCACAAACAGCAAAGTTACAGCCATCAAAGTTTGTCATAGCCCACAGTACAAAGGAAAGCGACATACTCATTGTCTTGCCTGAACGGATAGAACCATCAGCTATTACAGCATTATACTTTTTACTTATTGCTTCATTAGCCCACCAAGTCATAACTTTAGCTTGCTTATCGCTGAAAGATTTAATTTTCATCAGCGAATACCTCCTTACCACGAGCAAGGAGTGCAGCCGTTAGACCATCATCTTCGGTTTCAAATGATGTTGGCTTAAAGCTATCGAGATATAGCCTTATGGCATTTGTATCTCCAACACGGCATTTTTCAATAAGTGCTTTTCTGATTTCTGTAATTTCGCTTGTCTGATATTTTTCTATTAGTTCTTTTAGTTTTCTGCGAAAGTCCTTGCGTTTAAGCATATCAAGTGAGCGTTCAAGGCTCTGCAAATCTGCAACAATGTCGTAATATTGTTTATTATCAACTGATTCCAATAGCTTGCTAACCTTGTCTATATTCGACATTTAATCACTCCTTAAACATAGTTTAAATAACAGAAACGGCTGACATACTGCAGGACATAGCTTCGCCCCCAGCAACCTGATTTTGTTCGGAAATTAGGTTGCTGTGTTCCTGCAATATGTCAGCCGTTCCCTCCGAGGAGACGAATCAATCCCCATTGTTATCGGGCATTTGTAATACATAAGACAATTTGATTATCTGTTCCTGTCCTGCGATATGCAGTTTCACAACCGCACGCCTGTGGTGTCTTTCGACTTTGATGATGTTATCTTTTAAGTCGAGCAACACTCCGCTTATAACTTCGTAACTGTTCTCCGTTAGCTTGAGTACTGACGGTTCTTTCAGCAAATCGTTTAAGCTTAATATCCATTCTGTTTCTGATTGTGTGAGCGGTTCAGGCTGATGTCCGCCACCAAGCAAGCGGATAACTCCGTTAATGCCTGAAAGTATGTAATACTGCGACCAAGAGTACATCATCCTAATAAACACATAGCCTGAAAATACGATATACTGCTTGCTTATCCACTGCTTTGCTCTGTGTATCTGTCTGTTTTCAATCGTAACAACCGCCTCAACACCTCTGCGGAGTAATTCCTTTTGTACATCAAGCTCTGAACCAGTCTGCACCTGCAAGACATACCATTTATTATTTTCCATCATTTGCAGTACCTCCTTTGACTTTGTGCTTGATACGCATAATTTCCTCCTGCAGCTCTTTGTATAGACGAGGGTTGTCGTGCTTGAGGGTTTCATACAAAAGAGTTTGATTGCTTTCAAGAGCAATTTCCTCGTCACTTTTCACCTTTGTGTCAATGCCCCTCTTGTAAGCGACCGCCCTTGCAAGTGCCGTTGCTTGACTTAGCAATTTATCTGCCGACACCTCATTCCAGTGTTCATCATCAAGTGCAGCCACTGCATCATAAACCTTTTGGCTTGCTAATCTTAAAATAGCCTCCGCAGGGTCAAGGTCAGGATAACGCTCCGTTTCAGTTAAAATCATTCTGAAATTTTCTTGAGCAATGCGAAGCTGTTCCGCATTAGCAAGAAATCTTTTTGCATATCTGCACACGCTTGCCTGTGAGAGTGTAACTTCGTTTTTTGCAAGGTACTTGCATATCTCACGATAACTTTCACCTGACATCAGCATTTGGTCTACTGTATCCTTAAGAGCTGGCTGGAGCTTGTCAATAGAACCAACTATTCTTCTTTTGCGGCTCATAGCTTACACCTCAATCAAATCATCTTCAAGCTTTCCTGCAAGTAATCTGATACCTTTTTCTGTCAGCTTTGCTTCAAGATGCACATAGTCAACATCAGCAATCTCAGCAATCTGCTTGCTTGTGACACGCCTCATCTGTATATATCCTGCCTCTGATAAGTAGTTCAAGCTGTCAAGATATTCGTTTTCAGGCATATCTTCAAGAGCGTACTTAACTTCTTCAAGTTTTTCATATTTATAGCGTAGCAAATTGATTGTACGCAATACACGACCGTTATTTTTAATAAATCTTCCAGCCCTCATTTTTGCAATTGTATCGTTCACTTTACTCACCCTTTCTTATTGAGTTCAATTAACATATCGTAAATCTTGTCTATTTTATCGTCTGTTTTTGCCTGAGAACGATAGAAATCAGCCTTACTTAAAGTGTTTTCTTTGATTTCTTCGACATCTTTTTGCAATTTGTCCATACTTGTTGCCGTATCGGATTTAAGCTCTTTAAATTCTTCTTTTGTAACATAAGTAAGCTTTATATGGTTAATATCAGCCTCGTGCTGGTCTTGCTTTGACATCGTTCTTTTCAGGAAATAGCCTATTATGCCGATTGCTATTGTCACCGCAAGCCCAACGAGCCACCAGGTGTCTGCTCCGAATTCCATTTTTTCACCACCAAACGAAAAAGGTATCATTAAGTCTTAACTTAATGATACCTTAAATCTTTGAAGTAAAATATATGAAATATTTCTCTTTTTTTCTTCAATTTTTACCATAACGAGGTCTGCTCCGAACCATACATTTCATTCATATAATCAGCTACTATAGTTCTTACAGCTCTTTCTGATAAACCGTATTGCTTTGCAAGTGAGGTATAATTTTCGCCGTTAAAGTGTCGTATAATTTCTGCATCACGCTTTATACAAAACAGCTTATCCATTTTTGCAATATAGATATTAGAACCACCATAAAGCTTGACAAGCTCTATATACGCCTTGATTCCGATTGCCTGTGCAATTTCTCGTTGTTCGCCTCTTAGGTCAGAGAGCTGTATTTCAAAACTATCCATATTCACCATCACCCCTCATAGCCTTGCGTTCGGCACTTCTTATGTACCTCTTTATTGCCTCAATCAGCTTGCTGCCCTGTTGGTATGTAAGCCAGACAAGTGGTTTTTCAGGAAGTGCGTCAACACCGACCTCTTTTTTTATTATACCGCACAGCCTTTCGCCGAGTGATTTTGAGCTTTTCTTTTTATCGAATTTTTTCAGCTCATACATTAAATGCCACACCTTGCGTTGCTGTCCTTCACTCATACCGCCTGGCTGTTCCTCATATCTTGCTGTTCGTCTTATCTTTGCAGGAGGTTCTCCAAGATTTTGTATATGTATGCGTTCTGCAAGTTCATGTACAACTGCCTTGTATTCATCATCTGTAAGAGTCTTTATGCTATCCTTGCCTGTTATTGATTCGACAAGCAGATGTAGGTTATCACGCTTATTACCACTTTCAAGTATACCGAGTATTGAGCCCATACCGTATATCCGTTGTATCTGCTGTTTTGTCATAAATTTCAGCTCCTTATTTAATTTTCTTCGCTAATCTCATGCATTGCATATATTGATATTTCTGCTCGTAAAAAATCTGTTCGAGTATGCAGATTCGTCTTTTATCATTTTCTGTCTTTTCATCTCGCTGATATAAAATATCAAGTTCACGCTCAGCATACTCATAGTTTGTTTTACAGCGTTCAGCCATTTTCAACCAAGTTTCCACATAGCCTCACCTACTCAACTGAGATTTTTGTACTCTCATCAACAATCATAGCAGTATCAATAAGCTTTGTTATTTCAGCAATATCACTATCGCTTGTTATACCATTAAGTTCAAGCAAGGTGCTGTAGCTCTGCCAAGCTGCCGCCTCGCTGATGAGATAAGCATATTCATTTGCTTCTTGCTCTGATAAACCGCCGATATTGATAAGATTTTTCTTATCTGTTTCAAAATTTGCACCCTTGAGCTTCTTGGCTAACTTTTTGCGTATTGTATCGTCTACTGGCAACTGAGCAATGGCGTCATTAAGCGATTGCTTAATATATGAGCCTGTCCATACCTTTGTGAGCATACGCTTTGCAGGAGTTGTAAGCGTGTACTTTGTTTCCTCCTTAACTGCGTCGCTATATGCTGCTCCAAATATTTTCTTAAGCAATGTAGGATATGTGAGCTTGAGAGTTTCAGCAATTGTTGCAGTTACTTTATTTCCTTGTTCAGAAGCATATGTAACCGTTTTATACTTTGTATTCTCTAAATCCTTACTGCTTGCAAAAATAATCTCAGCTTCAAGCTTTTCTTTTTCTGCTGTAAGCTCTGTTATCTTCGATTTTATAGTTGTGAGCTGGTCAATCAAGTTTGTATCAATCATCAGTCTTCACCGCCTTGATAATCTTATTTGCACAACTTTTACAAATATGAAGTTTACAATCCTCAACAAATATAATATCTTCGATTGAAGCACAAAAATGACAAGCAGCCGCATGAGGAGTAATGACGATTTTTTCACCATCACTTCTTATATCAACTGCTGTGCCGGAGTGTAAGCCCGTTTCAAATCTCATATCTTTCGGTATTGAGATTGAACCGTTTTTCTGAATTTTCTTTGATTTTTCCATAAACATTCTCCTTTATAGGTCAATAATGTCCTTGATATATTCATAGCTTTCTTCGATTTTATATGTAGTGCGACCTTCTGACTTTAATTTTTCACTAAATTGCTTTAATCTTGCTGCTATCTTTAATGCTTTAGCTGCACCAACAGCTTGTAAACTATGCTTTTCCGTCATTGTACGGTGTACAGTCATTATTTGCACTGCTTCAAGCAAATACAATGTACTTCCATAAATATTATTTTTGAATACCTCATCAAATTCTTCTGAAGATTCTGATATAAATTTTTCACGATTCAATGGTTTTTTATTAGGTGGAATAACTCCTTGTTTTTGGAGTTCCTTTTTGATTTTTGCTCGTTCAGCTTTTTCTTTTGCGGTCATTTTTTTAGCCACTACTGCTATACCTCCTTTATAAATCCCTCTTTGAGAGCAATACTTTTGATTTTAGCAAGCGTTGCTGTACCAATTCCACGATAGCCATGCTCTTGAAGATGCTGTATGAAATTTTCTACAGTATTATTAGCTTGAGCTTTATCGGAAAGCGTATCAATAAATTCACAAAGCTGGCTGTCAGTCATTTTTCTAACCTTGACAGCTTTTTCATGCTGAGCACGCTCAAGAGGTGTCTTTTGAAAATTTTTCTTTGCCATTTTATCACTCCTTTAAATTTATCCCCACTCTGCGTTGCCGGGCTTGTGACCGTTCATCAAAAACTGATGAGCCGCATTAAGGTGGGGCATACAGCCCCAAGTATTTTAAAGTGGTTTAACAACTGCGATTATGTCAAAATTTTCCATTATTGTATCCGCAAATTCAATATCATCTTTTGTTGCCATTGATTCAAGTGTTTTCGTGAAGTTTCTCATTGCAACAATTGCCATTGGATGAGTGAGTTGAGTTATTGAAATTCCTCCTAAAAATCTAAAATATAACTGAACTATTTCTGGTATTGTTTCATTTATTACTTCATTATTATCTTCTTTGCACGCTTTGGCTAAAGTTATTGATAATTCAGTAAGTTTACGATTTTCCTGTTCTGTCATTATATTTCCCTCCGTTAATTCATTGTTATTTGCATAGCTGATGCCATTGCAGATAGACCTTCATAGCTGATATTTTGATTATCAAGAGCATTGCTATATACATTTATTGCTCCTCGCAGACCTTGCGGAGAATGTGCAATATTCAGTAAAAATGTTATTTCTTTTTTTCCATGAAGAGCAGGACAAAGCAATTCAATATCGTGATATTCAATGTCTGATGTCAATCTTATTTGTTTTATCTTCGTTCTGTTTGCGATTTGTGCATATGCAGGCTTATTGTTACTGCCAGCTGTCTCAAGATTACCAATAAGACAAATGCCAAGCTGTGGATTGACATCCGAAAAAGCTCTGAGAGCTTCTACTGTCTTAATAGGTAAGTGTTGTGCTTCATCTACAATAAGTACTTTTTCACCAGATAAGGCATTGCTTATTGAAAACCACATATCATCTTTTCTGCTTTCTCTTAACCTGAGTGTTTTGCATATCAATTTCAAACAAGCAACTACACCCGATGTACAAGGGTTCACTGAAATATATATTGCACTATTCGGATAATCCTTAATATATTGTTTCGCAGCCATTGTTTTGCCAATACCTGCATCACCGCTCTCTCTTGCAATACCACCTTTAAGATGACAAAGCCTGATAGTCTTATAAACACCCATAGATATAGATGTTTCAACATATCCAACAGTATTTGTTTTGCTCAAAAGGTTATTTGCTGCTTCTACAGTTTCAAAAATTTCTGTTAAACGAGTTTCCACATTTGCGACATTTCCTTCATACTTGTCTTTAAGATATGTACTAAGAGTCGCAGGACTAAGTCCGATTGCTTTTGCCGCCGAACTAAGCGAACCACTTTCGCTTATATAGTTTTTCAGCTTTTCTTGTAATTGCTTGTTTGCCATAATTACTCATCCTTTCTGTTTCTTGCGTCTTTCAGCACTATGTATCATTCTGTCTATGTCTACATTTGCTCTTGTGCTTCCGCCAACAGCTTCAGGTAATGATTCATCTGCACGCTGTATCGTGATCACAGGATTGGCTGGCGTGATAGAAATTTCCTTATTTCGCTCAACCTCTCTAAGTACAAGGTCAAGAGCAGTGTGTTTACCAAGTACCAATGCTTTTTTAGCTTTGAGTGATTTCTTAACAATGCTTTCATACTCTTTAACCTTATGCATTGCAGCAGATACTTCTTCTTTGCTTGCACCATATTCACATATTGCTGTATTATCAGCAGGTACAGTCATAAGATAGCGGTCTTCAAGGTCGTATATGCGTATTTCACCAATATTGTCAGGGTCATACCTGTAATATACTTTCTTGCCCTGCATATCAAGCAATTCTTTGCTGAAGTAGTCTATACGCTGTCCTGATACTGTAAGATGTACGCCTCTTCTGCCGACAGTCTGAGCTTTTGATGACCTCATAAGCATAAGATTAAGTTCACTTTCTTCAGCAACTCGCTTATGCAATAGATTTTCTTCATAAACCTGCTGTTTTGGTTTACCTTTATCTTTTGCAACAGCTCCGTTATATACATCTCTGTTAAAGTAATACTTAACAATCATCTCTATTTGTTTTGTGAAGTCTATGTCATTCGGAATTCTTCCGCTCTTTAAAATCGTTTTAAGCGATTCTGGCTTTTCAAGTACATTTCCGCCTGTAAATGTTTCAAAAAGACGGCTTATACTATTCTTGAGGTCAAGAAATCTTCGTTCAATAATCTTTGCTTTCGCATTGCGTACAATAGCGTTTGTCATCTTAATGCCAAGACGCTCAAAAATAGGCGGCGGAGTAAATTTATCCTTAGTCGATTTCTTCTGTCTGTGTCCAAGACCACCAACATCAAAGGTCAAAAATTCTCGACCATTATCAACATATATGTTAGCTGGTATCCCGTATTCCATAATACCCTTACGCAATGCAATAAGTGTTGCTTGTGAGCTTGGGTTATTAGTAACATAAATACCTGTTAATATTCCGCTTCTTGCGTCCATAAAGGCTGTAAGGTATAGTCTGTGAGTTGTTTTTCCGTCTGTAGTCATTACATCGAATGTGTGATTATCTGCAATCCACCACTCATTGCTTTCCATATTGTCATATAAGCGTTTGATATATGGAGCATATCGGTCTTTGAAAGCTTTCTCGCCATATCTTCCAAGAGTTTTTAAGCCTTCCGTAATATCATTTTCTATATGCCTGCAAAATGTTGAGTACGAAGGAATCTGTTCTAATAGATGAGGCTGTTCTTCTCTTGTCCATAACTTTGTATACTCATAACACTTTTTTACTGGATATTGTCTTTCATCCAAGTAATAGTATAAAAAAGCGTCCCATACAGTGGCAGGTATACTGCTTGCTCCCTTGCGTGTATAACCACGCCCATCAGCAAGAGCCACTTTATCACCTTTTCTTATTGCATTGTATTTGCGTTGCAAAATATCATATGTAATTTTTATATCTGGATATTTTTCAGATACTAACGCTATATATGCCTTATCAGCTTCCGCCTTACTGCCTTTATATTGATTTCTGAAACTTTGCCAGTTCTCGATTATCAATAACCATGTATTTATCTGATTTCGTTGTTGCTCATTAAGCTCTTCTATTGTTCTGCTTGATGTATCAACTTCCTCTTCAGGCAATACCAATCCATGAGCTTTTTGATATTTTAGCTGTAGTTTAGTGTCAAGTGCTGAGAGTGGTATTAAATACTGCGGTCTGTTCTTATCATTGAGTTCTTTTTTTGCCTTTACAGTTCCACTCAAAGCAGCTTGCCTTAAATATCTTGTACTGCAGCCTTTAAGCTCAGCAGTCTCCTTAATAGTTAAGTATGTTTCCATAATCGTCACCTCATTTCTATATCAATAATTATTAAACTATTTTTTAACTATCGTTTATGGCTTATTTAAACGACCTGCCATCATCGGAGCAGGGTGGTCAATCTCCTGCTGACCGCCTTGTGGCGGTTTCGGCTGTTTATGTTTCTTGATGTTCATTCTGATTTTGTGCCTCTTGCTTTTGTAGAGGAGGAAAAGTCATCTTTCGTCCTGACCAATAGTCTGATGCTGTGCTTTTCATAAGTTCTCTAAAATCCCTTTCGTCCTTGAGCCCTTTGATAAAGTAATCAAAATCTCTCTTTGTCTTACAAAGTTTCTTGGCTTTTTTGAGCGTACGCTCAATTTTCACGCTTTTAACAAGTGTACCAAATCCCATTTTTATCTCTCCTTATATATTTTCATTGCCCTTAGTGAGCATTTCCTCTATCTGTTTTTTAACCATCGTATCAAGCTTATATATATACATAGCCCAAGCAATACGAGGACTATCATATTTGCTTATTGTGCCTGCTGGCGTTTTGATTATATAATGCTTATTTTCTTTATCGTAAAGTAATTGCATTCCACGATTATCAAACATTTTAACAACCATTGCGTATAAAATCTCCTATTGCTGTACAGGATACTACCCTTTCGCAAAACTTGTGCCTTGCAAAGTGTATGTTATCCGTATAAACTCCACAATATGGGTCACCATCATTGTCTAAATACCAGACTACATATGGTTCAGCGGCATACGGATTGTATGCAAGTACCACCTTATCTGCAAAGTTTGCAATTACTGTGTGCGTTCCATTGATTTTTTCTGTAATATTCATTTGCTTTCCAGCTCCTTTCATTGACCTGCCATCATCAGAGCAGGGAGGTCATTTCCTGCTGACCGCCTTGTGGCGGTTTCGGCTTTGTGATATAATTTAGTTAAAAGGAGGTGAGCTAATTATGTCGCTTGATTTTTCAATTCCCTTAAAGCATGAAATAAATTGTTTGAATTATGATATAGCTTTATACTGTAAATCTTTAATAGATTGTTTGCATGATATTTTTCCTGATTATTTAAAAATATATAAATCTAAAATACATTCCTACGCAAATAATCTTCAGGAATATAAGCCTGAACATTTTCCTTTAGGATACAGGGTATATATAATAGACAATCGTTTAAACATTATTTTTGCAGGATTAGATAAATCTGGAAAGATGTCAACATTTTTCTCTTATTACTCTAAATATGAACACAATATAGAAGATTATCATTTTGGAGATGGTGAGAAATTAGAAGAAAAAATTAATGGATTTACAGATTATAATCCAAAAGGACTAAAGCAGTTTTCGGAATCTTATGGTTTTATGCCTTTAGAAGAACTATCAATGTTAAATGTATTAATATGTAATGAAGACGAAATTAAAGAACAAAGATTAATATCAACTTTTCAAACTATGATTTTGCTTGAAAAATATAGAACTAAAAATGAGATTGACTGGAAACAAATTATCAATAGAATTAATAAAGAATATGAGTGGATTTAA